ACGTTTCCATCCTCAGGCAAGACGCCGAGTGCTTCGCGTATCACAACCGCCTTAATCTCCCTGGATCGACCGTTCCTTTTGTAGTAAACAATCGATTCAGCGAAGTCGTCAGCGTTGCAAAATACGCTCTCGGCATCTTGCTTAATCAGGTCGTGAAGCGTCACTTACTAGGCTCGCTTGCAAGTGATCTTGACGTAGTCAACAACCACCGAATCCACGTTGGTGTTCGCGGCCTTCTGTAGTTGGATGATCGGTTGCAATCCAGAGCTGTAACCGCTCATGTCGAAGGTCGTACCAGTAGCGACTCGACGTCCATCGATGTAAAACTTGACGTCTTGCTTTCCGCCGGTGAAGTCGATCACGAATTCCTTGTAGGTCGTGCCCAAGGTCGTCCCGCTGGAAACGTCATCGTTATCCCGCGTTCCGTCGTCAGTCTCGACATATACGAGGCTGGTGCTGTTTGCACCTTCCATGCGGAACCATGCGTTAGCCGCTACGCTGTCGGCCGTATCGTTACGTGCCGAGCCAACACCAAAGCAGAGAATTGATCCGCTGGTGAAGGTAGCCGCACCGATCTTCACTCGCATCTCGACTCGCTGAACCAAGTCGATGTCGAAGTCCAACGCATCGTTGAAGTGAGGGCAAACGTTCTCAATCTCGTTCGTCGAGGCGAGAGTAACGGTCAGTTCCGAGGTGCCCTTAGTGTAGGTCGGCGCACCTGCTGAGGAAGTGTCATCGACTAGCCAAGCGGTAGCCGGATCCGCCGAAGTTGGAAGCGTTGCGACTGCTCCGTTGAAGTCGTCGTAAAAAATCTGGAAGTCTCGAATGTCACTCATCATCAATTCCTTTGCTTTGCTTGTTCGTTGGTGAAAGGCCCCAACCCAATTGAGCCGGGGCCGTGTGTTAATCAGGTAGTCGCTTAGGTGCGATTACCGAAGATGCCGCGATGATCGATCACCGCACAACCGAAGGTCTGACGCACCTTGTAAAGGTAAACGTCTCGACTCATGTCCCAATCGTTCTCAAGTACCGGGGCTTCTTCGCCACTCAAGAACGAAAGCTCCATCGTGTCGACTTGGGAGTTGTCCGCAATTGCGTACCAGTTGGTGGTGCTGTTCGCATCGAGCAACGCAGTGGCAACGACCGACAAAGGCCGTACGCCATTGACGCCGTAGATGTTGACTACGCCTTCGTTGCCGTTGCTCTGTGCGTAGGATTGGCTGTTAACCAACTCCAACGCGTTCGATGCGTAGTTCTGTGGAACTAGCAACACTCTTGGCGAGAGGTTGAGGATCGACCCGTTAAGGCCAGTCTGCAAACTCATGAAGCGGAATGCTTCGTTAAGGGTCGTCACGCTCGGAGCCGCTGGAGTTGTGTTGGTGATGTTGCGTCCGCTTGGGTGAGAAGCAGAGAACAACGCAAACCCATCAGGCATCGTTGGATTGCTCAAGAATGTGTCGTATACAACTCGCTCTTGAGTGCGTCGAGCTGCCTGCCCTTGCATCGAAGGGATGCGGGACAATGCGTCAAGATCGTCGTTGATAACGGTTTCCCAAGTGACTGAGAATTCCGCACCGAACTTGTCAACCTTGTAGCTCTTCTTCTGATCGCTCAAGCCTTTCTCAGGGTAACTCTTACCTTCAGGTACCATTTCCAAGTTTGGATACTCGGAGAGTTGAACGCGATTGATCGCTTTGAAGTCATCGACGCTAGCTGCTTGCCGAACCCACAAAGCCCAAGTGAATGGGGCCTCGTCGTAAGCCGCTCGGAGAGTCTTGTTAACCGCATCTGAGAGGATGTTTTGGAAACTTCCGGTCGTGTGATACGCATCGGATCGGCGAACGCGGAGACGATTAAACGTCCCAGCGTGACCCATCGCCATGCGTGCTACGTCGCCTTTGGTGTGCTTCAATGGGTCAATGCCCATTCGACGGACGCATTCTTCGGCAAGTCGATAGAGTCCGACATTGCGAAACTCAGCATCGCCTTGTGCGGTCGGTGCCTTAGTGCGTTGGATGTTGCCTTGGAAACAACGTTGAACCAAGCCCGCTTTCGCTGCCTGCTCGAACTTGTCATGTTCCGATTCAGTAACGGTAACGCTGCTTCCGATTGGTTGATTAGCCATCTGTCGAATAATCCTTTGCTGAGCGTCTTCCAGTGAACAACCGGAGTCAACCAACTCGTCAGCAAAGGTACGCTCAACCTTCGCTAGTTTGGCCGCTGCGTAAATCGATTTCTTTCGTTCGTCAATCGCTTTCAGTTGTCGTGCAACTTCGCTTTCGACTTTGTCTTCGCTGCGAACAACCTCAGGCTCTTTAGGCATTTCGCCTTCCGCCCTTGTCGCTTCTTCGGTTGGCTTATCCATGCCTTCCATCAACTCAACTTCGAGTTCTGGTTTCGCCATGTGATCGGCCATCCACTTGATGATCTCGTTTGGATCGGTCATACCTTCGGGTAGACCAAGAGACGAGAGTTGAGCCATCAATTGCTCATCCATGCCTTCCTGCCTTTCTGCTTGGTCGTAAGACCGTCTGACCGTGGAATTAGGATCTGCACCCGTTGCACAGATACTCGCGTTGTGAGGCTCCCAAGCGGTAACAATCTCCGCTGGCCCTTCAACTACAACGCCACGTTTCGTTGTGTATGCTTGCCCCTCAGGGATGTAGATGCGATTGAGGATTACCGCATCGATACTGAAGTCATTCAGATGCCCCTCTTGGTATCGAGTTGCTACGACCTGGCTCTCTGGGTCGGAGGCGAATGAAGGATCGCCAACCAGTTCTCCGTCCTGAATCTCGATGTTACGTATTGATCCGAAGACATTGCGGACAGTTCTATCGTTGTGTGAGTCGACAATGGGCAATTGATTCTTCGAGTTGCGAAACTGGACGCCGTCCATCAGCAAGACTTGGCGAACCATTCGACCGCGTTGCTCGTCGTAGATCTCAATTGGTGTCTCGGTTGCAATGACCGCTCGACCATCTTTCGGTGCCGCGAATGCTCGCTGAATCTTAGGGACTGCTGCGATACGCTCGACTTTGTCTGCTGCTTGCATTTGTCGTTGCACCTTTTCGCTCCAAGTTTTCCCAGCGTCTCCGCCCCATAACGCCCACGCAATCCGACCGGCTGAGGGAAAGCCCTTTTGCCCAGGCTTCCAGCCTTCGCCCTGCTTGTCTACTTCGTGTCTTGCGAAGTAACTGACCATACGTCCGATGGTATCTGGACTCATCGCTTTGCCGTTGCTCAAGTCTCTGGCCCTTGCAACGCCAACCGGAGTCCCTCCGCGATTGTGTTCGCGTCTCCATTCGAGGCCCTGCTTGGCCTCTTCGCGTACGCCCTCAGGTGGAGTAAAGTCAATGTCGTCGTACTTCGCTCGTTCGATCTCTTCCGCTGCGTACAATGCCGCGACCTGATCGCCAGCCGCATCCTCTGAAGCATGGCAACCCATCAACTGGGCGGTATCGTCTTTAACGACACCCCACGGACGCGATATAGGGCAAGCCTCGGTTTGCTTCGTGCTATAGGGCACTGGCTACCTCGCTAACTACCTCTTGCGTCTGAGGCGATGGAGTAGCCGACTGAGCCGCACTGATTGCCAGTTGCTGTTCTTGTGGCGTGAGCAATCCAAGCTTCTTCTTTAGGTCTTGCTCTTTTTTGCGTTGATAGAAGACCGCTCGCCATGATCGACCACGGGAACCGAGTTCCGTTTGGTAGTCGCTCATGAACGAATCGATTGCATCTTTTGCCGATGCCTGTTCGGTCTGAGGATCCACCCATTCCCATTCAGGGGTCTGCCACTCGACCGGGCTTGCTTTGCGTCGATCTGACAGCAAGTCGATCGGAGTTGGAAACCCTCGAGTTCCGCTGATCGATGCCGCATCGAAAAACGCGTCCCAAGTCGGCTGGAGCATGTGCCGAATCAAGTATTGCTGCCAACAACGGAACCGCCTTCGGTCTTCGAGTTGACTCGTACGGCTCGAACTGTAGGACGTCTGCGAATAGTCGCGGGCTACAGTCTCGTAAGACAATCCCGTGCCCACCGCAATCTGCCGAAGGATTAAAGCAATCCAAGGCTCCGCACCTGTTGCCGGTCGGCCTGGATTGATACCCTCGACGCTTTCGCCTGGGTTAAGCTCCATCACCATGCCCGGCTCGATGTATCGCTGTTTATTACCCGCTGAATCGACAGGGCTTCCGCCGTCTGGATCGGCAAGATCACCCAAGGGAGTCTCGGTCTTAATGGCAACCGTGAAGCATGAAGCAACCGCAGATGCTTGCAGTTCGTTATCTAGGTACGTGCCCAAGTCACGGATAGCCGCGACCACCGGAGCAAACCACGATACGCCCCGCGTCTGCCCTACTCGCTCCCGGCGGAATAAGTGCATGATCTCCGACGCTGGAACTCGTTCAGGCTCTCTTGTGTAGGAGTAGGGTTGCAATGGGTGATCGGGATAGATCCAGTAAGCAACTGGACGACCCGTATCGTCGACCTCGACCCCGCGAATGATGCGGTTTTCGCCGTTGGCGGTGAGTCTCGAAGCGTAGTTATCTTTGTCACCTGCTAGCCGGTCTGCTTCGATGATCTCCAATGCCAATGGGACTGGTCGATAGATGCC